TCATAAACCCAGTGATAGCCTCGATCTACGTGTCCATCAAGCCCGGTCAGATTGTTTTTTGTCACGAAGGATTTTGTTTCCGGTTCGTTTTTGAGTATGGTCATGTGATCCAGGTCGATTGAAACGCCCGTACTAGTATAAATCCTTGGACCAAGTGCGCCGAAAATACTCATGTAGCCGCCGCGCAATAAATAGTTTCAATATCAGTGGTTTCTTTTTCCCAGTCTTTGATCATAGAAATAACTTGATAGTATGCACCATCACAAAGGCAAGTTTTGTCAACCTCATAAGTTACTCCCGAACATTTGAATTTGTGAACTATTTGATTTTTGGGATCTTTTCTATATAACCAATAACTCATGCCCGCTGCGTAATGCGTATTATAATATCCTGCGCCAAGTGGAAAAATATCTGGGAATGGATTTCCATCTCTCCAAACGTTTGGATCATACGCACCCCAACAGAATCTTATCGGTGCAACATGTGTTAATAGATTTCCATTCCATCCTGCTCCCTGTATCCCTATGAATGGGACATCATAATAAACCCTTGCTGTTTCCATAGTTGTATAATAAGACGAGTTTGGCATTTCTAAAATGTAAGTTCCATAATCAGGAATATTGCAAGACAAATTAAGATATTTTATAATAGAATACTTTAATGATATTTCGTGCTCCAATGCGAGTAAGGGCTGGGTGTTTGAGGTAGAATAATAGCCGAGTTTTTCAAAGAAATAACGCCTCTCCGATATTACGCCGATTTTCGCATGAAACCCTATCGCGATTGTTTTCAGGATATCGCCAACGCTTCCAGCTTTCCAAGTCGGATGATCGTAAAACTGAGAGGGTTTTATAAACAAGCTATCAATTGTTATGTTTTCAGTGCCATCTGAATCTTTAAATAACCAATCGTGATTTATCGTACCAACAATAGATGGGTTTATCAATACAAAGGCATCATTAATGATTTCCAATACCGATCTATAGTTATTTAGTCCAGCCGAACCGTACCCTATGGGATCAAGAGGGAAACCCAAATTATTGTAAATTCCTGCATTGTTCAATATATCCGATCTTGGAGATGCTGAAAATTCAATCGTTTTTTCTGATGTTCTGTAAATAACATCATCCTCAAGGGTATAACCAGAAAATTGATAACCACCATTTAATAGTATTTCAACTTTAAATCTCTTTTCTGTTGCTGCTCCAATCGTAGTTGTTGAAAATATTAAATTATATAAATATCCTTCTGTGTCGGCAAGTTTCAATTTAGTTGAACAAGGCGTTAAAAGTCTTTCTTCGTAGTCATAATCCCATGATACTTTGCCATGATCAATGATTTCTATTCCATGATCGCTAAAATTGATTATTGATGATGTCCCTTCGATCGCTGTCGTGAATTCAATTGCGAATTGAAGTGTCGAACCATCCGACAAATATTCAATATCGGACAATATTCTCGTTGTATAGGGGTTTGACATTATCGTAACCGATTTGAAATACGTTGTTCTTTCTCTACAACAAGCTGGATGTCGCGCCCGCTCATCGACCCGGCAGAAACTTCCAATCGGTTCACACGTGAATTGACCTGAGCGATGGTCATGGTCTGCGCCTTGGTAGCGCTGAGGATTTGAGACAGTAACTTCGATTCGTCCCCGGCCCGGCCCGCCGGGGTTACGTTTACCCGTTCCCCGGATTGCACCATCATCGGGAAAGAATCGTTATTAAAACCAGGTGGAACCATGAACGATCCTCCGTCAGCAAAGGCCGCTACTTTTTGAACGCCCCCGCGCGCGCCCACAAACGTCCCGCCTTCTGCGCCGCCCGGCGAAGCAATGGCCGTGAATCCGGCACTCAATCCAGGTCCTATACCTGGTATTAAATTTAACCCGGCCTGAATCGCCTTGAAAGCCAACCAACGGGAAATCATTTGGAGGACTGCCTGTTCAAAAGCATTTGCCATCGCCATGAATCCGCGCGCAGCATCGTTGCCTGTGTTGGCTATCGTTTCTTGACTGAACAACGCCCACTTGGAATAGACCTCTTCCAAGCCAGCCGAAAAGGAATCCATCGAAGCTAGTCCAACGTCACGCCAAGTGGAAATATCACCCACGACGAAGGTATCCATCTCTGCGCCCATAGGCGGGAAGTTTCCGGTATCCGCTGCCCAGCCTTGGCTTTGCCCTTCGGTTAAACTTCCGACTGGTTCTCCTTTTTTTGATCCGCCTCTTACATTCCCAGTTAAAACGGAAATAGTTTTCGCTTTTTCTTCTGCCAATTTTTTGTAAAGTTCTATTGTTTTTTCTGTTTTAAATTTCTCAATGTCTATTTCCGCCCCAGCGTTTTTTCTCAGTTCCATGGCTTCTTCGTCAATCAATCTCAATTCGAATTCAAGCCGTTCCTTGCTCGTTTCCGTAACGATGGAATAGTATTGTTTTTTTGACTCGATCATCTTCTTGTGGGCTTCAAATTGGGCATCGACTTCTGCCTTGGCTGCTTTCAATGTATCTTGACTTGCAAATCCTGGGATTGGAACATCTTGACCGATTGCGGCGCGTTCTTTTGCTATGTCGTAAATAGTTTTTACCGGTTCCGGGACAGATGATTTTTTTGCCCAGGGGAGTTTGTTTCCAATTGAATCAACCGCCGCGACAAACTCGTCAAGATTGTTTAATGCTTTTCGAGTCCATGATACTGTATCGGCAAAGGCATTGTTTAACCAGATCATCGGGCCGATTGCCACGGCTCCAACGGTCTGCTTTAAACCGGTGAAGGCGATTGATAGCCTTGCGGTTGATTCTTTGTATGAGTTTAATTGTTCTGGGTTTACGGTTGCGCCGAACGCCCTCACCTCATTTTCTGCATTTTCTATGGCCGCACTTCCACCATCAACTAATTTAGCTATTTCATACCAAGACCGCCCGAAAAGTTTCTTTTGAATTGTGGCCCGCTTGGTTGCATTTTCTTCTTGGCTTAACGCCCGAATAACATCTTCAAACGCTGATTCTCCGTCTCTGATTTCTCCATTTACATCGGTTACGCTTACGCCAAGTCTTTTAAATAATTCAGCTGAATCACTGGTTTCATCCTGCGCTTCACCAAGCTTGCCCGTTAAAACAGAAAGAGACATTCGAATACTTTCAAATGTTTTCCCTTCCTTTTTCATCATATAGTCAAAGGCTTGCGATTTTTCTATTGAAAATCCCAATGCTCTGGATTGATCGTAAATACTATCCTGATATTCGAGAGATGCTTTGGCGGAATCCCTCATTATCCCGATTGTCTTGTAAATGATTGTCCCAACGAGACCCCACGTCCCCACGGTCTTGAGCATGGAAACATCGAGACCGGTAAACCGGGAACCCATTTCAAGAAGTTTCCCAGAAAGCCCCTTGGCTTCTCCGCCAACTCCCGAAAGCGCGGATTGAACGGACGATAGTTTTTGGCGGGTTACGTCGAGGCTTCGACCAGAGACATTCATCTCGATCTTGCGCTGCATCTCGCCTTGGTATTTCTTCAACAGGTCGCGGAGTTCGGAAATCTTTTTCTTGGCGAGGTTGTTGTCAAAATCCAACTTGGCCTTACGGAATGTCTCGCCGGTCTGATTGGCGGTTTTCTTGGCCTCGGACTTGATAGCCTCAAGGTCGGACTTGACTTTCGCCATGTCCGCCCGGACTTCGAAATAAAGTTTCCCTAAATCTTCGGCCATCGTCCTGCCCTCTTCAGCGCCATCAATTCAAACCGTGCTTGCTCGTTTTTCTCTTCGTCGTCCATGAGTTCCGGCGAACCGCCCGCCGATGCACAAATCACATTGAAAGCCTGAAACCGTAGAACCCTATACATCTTGATCGGAAGTTCCTCCACGTCCTCGAATGCGATCCGGAAGACGTTGGATATGAACGCGGCGGCGGTCCGGCGCCCGATCAGCTTACCGTCGCCGCCGTCTGTTTTTTTTCGTCTGTGCTCTCATCAGTTGCATCCCCCTCGACCTCAGCCAATGCCCGGCGAAGTTCCGCGAATTCACTAAACGTGAGCTTCGAGGCCAGCTTTTTCGCCGACATCCCGATCTTGATCCGGAAGGGAATTGATTTCCAAAAAGGATTCCAGGAAAGGCTCTGCGCGATTGCCATGCTCATTACCACGACTCCGGCTGTCGCGTCCTGCTTTTCGAGTCCGGATTGCAGTTCGATAAGGTCCAGAACTTCCCGCGCCGGACGCTGGTAAAGCCGGACCTTGCAACCCCTGATTTCAATGAGTTTGCTTTTCCTGCCGATTTCTTTGATTCCATCCATCCCGTTAACCCCTCTAAGAATTGGATTCGGTAAGTGTCCCCGTGCCTTGGAAGGTGTAAGAAACCTTTACCGCGTCCGTGCCTTTAACGGATAGCGCATCAGTTTCTCCGGTGATCTTAACCGTACCGGAAAAATAATCCGTCCCATTGAGATAAAGAACCAACGTTGTCGAAGATCCGATAGTCGGACGCAGCGATCCGTCACCCAGGAATCCTTCGAAAGTTCCATCAAATGACGTGTGGCCTTCATTGATAAACTCCGAGAACGCACCACTGTTTGAATCCGTGACCTCGCGGGTATCGCCTTTTTTGTTGATCGTCCATCCTATGATTGCAATGCACCGTTGAACCGAGCCGCCCGTCGTATAGGTTTGGCTCGTGGCTGATCCAAGAACAACCGCGAATGTCGTAGAGCTTGCCGTGACGATATGGGTTCCGTTAAGATCAGTCATCCCCTCAACGGCTGAAATTTTGACCGCATCTTTTACGGCCAGTCCATGACCCGAAGCCGTCACCGTGATGGTCGTGGTTCCAGTGGCCCCGGTGATGTTCGTGGCTGTGCCGTAAAGAGCAAACCCCGTCGCGCCTGAAAATACTGTCGTGGAGGCCATGATTCACCTCTACGCATTCGTTTCAACAAGCGCACCCGTGCCCTGGAACGTATAGGACACTTTAACAGCATCCGAACCCTTGACCTGCAAAACAATCGAGGCTCCGGTTATGATTGCGTTTCCCGTCCAGTATGTCCCAGTTACCGCCGTCAAGACGAGAGCCGCTGCCGCAGCGCCTACTGTCAGACAGGCTGTACCGTCCTGAACCCATCCCTCCATCGTTCCGTCCCAAGACGAATGTCCTTCGGGGATAAACTCTGACACTGTGGACGAATTGGAATCCGTGACCTCCCGCGTTTCCGCTTTCCTATTGACTGTCCAGGCGGTGATTGGATAGGGCGAACCGCCAAGGGTCATGGTTCCGCTTGCTCCGGAAATTGTGACAGTGCTTGCCATTTGTTACCTCTCTTTCTGTGTTCTTGTTTTTTTGACAGATTCCAATTGAGATTCAGATTCTACATTCCCGGTTATAGCCGTTGATTTGGATTCGATTATTTCTTCGCTTGCGTAGCCAAGGCTTGACAACCAATTCGCTTGGTATTTATCGTCGGTTACAAAATATCCACACGGATCAAATTTAATTTCCGATTGGATACCGTTTTCATATTTAAAAACGACGTTATTGGGTGTTGATATAAAACGTATCATAATGCCCTCCTTGATTTTCACCTGCTTTTTTGAACTTCGATCTGATACTCGCGGATAATCTGCCAGGTCTCTTCGTCCTGCGGCCTCCGCATCACTCGCACGGGCATGCACTTCACGAGTGACCACGTGGTGAAACCCGAAAACGTCGCGACTGTGGCAAAGTCGAACTTGGCCTTGATGAGCGCGTCGAGCGCCGCCGCCGCCGAATATGTGGCGTCTTTGGCGTATGTGGCAAATTGGAAATTGGTTGATTCGAAACGGTAGACGGAATCCCAAGAGATCGGGGCCGACACTTCCGACATGACGACGTAAGGATGATGAGCGTTGGGCTTGGCTTTGCCGAAAAACAAATTGGACGACAAAAGACCGGTGATGGTCAAGGCGACGCGGATGATCTCGTTTTTTACTTCTTCGTCCATTTACTTGATCCCTAAGATTTTCCTTACCTGATCGATGTTCTCGTCCCTCGCGGGCCTCAGATAAGGGCGAGCTGGTATGTGTATTGTCAGCTCTTTCGACAGCGCCATGGCAAGCCACTTGTTTGCTTTGGGGGACTCGCCGGTCAGCTTAACTTTTTTCCGGTTACCCCTTTTTGGCTTTGCGCTGCGCGCGGTTGTGGTTTTTCTGCTCACCGTATGCCCTCGCGAAAAAGAAACGTTTTTGTTTCTCGGTTACGGTCTGTTTGATTTCTCCGCCGAACTCGTGGATCGCCGCATACGGAACGTTTACACCGATCTGCACTGTATCCGATCCCGACAGCGCGTGATACCGACTATTCAACAGGTCGGCTGAATCGACGAGGCCCTGCCTGCGGATGTTGATCCCGACCTGATCTTCGAGGAACTGCCCCACGATCATCAATCGCTTGATCGTGTTTTCCCTGATCTTGCTTTCCGCCCCGGCGGTGTTCCATGTGTCTTTCATGGTCTCTTCAGTAGCGTCTTCACGTCGTTCCGGACTTCATTGATCTGGCTTGAAAGTCCTGACATCGTATTGTCAAGACGTTTGACGCATTCCGTGTATTCCGGATATTCGACATATTTGGAATTTACCCTTGTTTTTGACACTTGAACCCACACGGCGGCCACGCCAACGAACCCGCCAAATGCCGCAATTCCTTCACCTATATTGAGCATGTTTTCCTCTCTGTCTTCGGTTCTGGATGAGGATAGGATCAACAGTTGACTTCATGCCACTTCCAAGGAACAATCAGCCACTATGACTTCGCCTTGACCGTGCGGATCTTCAACGGCGTGGACGATGAACGTCTCACTCGTGGATTCGTTCTTGATCTGCCCGTCTACCTTGATCGTCGCGGACAAATAGGCCGGGACGTAAACCCTGACCTGCTTGGCCGTCGCATCTCGTTCATTCTGAAATCGTTCATCGTTCGAAAGTGTGCGCTGGTGTCCGGTGAAGGAAGCGTCGGCGGTCGCTGGGAAAGACGGGACGGAAATCCCGCCGCTATAAGCTTCGTCGCGGTCCCGGTAGGTGAAGGACGTGTCGAGGAATAGGTCGATCAGGGCCATGATAATTTCCGGTAAGAATTCAACGCCTTGACCATGGCGGGAGGGTATGAAGTATCGGCGAACGTAACAGACATGTCCGAAAGGCTCTTGCTCTTGATCCCGGCCATTTGCGTCTTATCGATCTCAACGCCGATCATCCGCGCGATCCAAGGCTTGAGGTCAAAGGGGATGGCGATCTTCGTGATCGTCACGGCATAGCCAACCGGTTCGACGGTCTCAAGCCCTACGGCGGTAAGCGTGATCTGCGTCTCGGCCACGGACGAAATGACCCGGTATCCGTCATTGAGTTGACTGCCCTCGATCCAGACTTCCATGCCAGCAAGAAACCCATCCCCTTCGAAGTCACCCTCTGCGTCATCGATCTTCGGACTCGGCGCGGCGGTAAAGGACACGGTAGACGTGGAATGATAGACGAGCAAATCCTTGAAGTCCCGATGCAGGTCCGCGAATAGGTTTCCGATGACGGTCGGGATGAGCGTCTCGATCAACGTGTCCCGTGACGTATCGGCGGACGCGATCTGGAGAATCGTCTTGACGTATGTCTTGTTTATGGCTGACATATATTAAGGACTCGCGGTACACTGCACCCACGTCAATACGACGTGGCATTTGCCGGTCGTGAGGTTCGTTGCATCGCTCGTAGAGTAATAAGCTTTCGCCGTTCGTCCCGTCGCGTCAACGGTCTTCGCTGTGGAGCCGAGCGGCACGGTTTCGATCCCGCTCGTAGATACATCAACGGCCGTCGCGTATGCCGTCGGCGCTCCATCGTAACCGACGGTGATCTGATTCGTCCCGTCCGCATTGAAGACCTGTGAAGTCCACGCCTCAATGGAAATAACCGAAGCATTGGCCGGGATCGCCCCAAGCGTGATCGTGTCAGACGCTACCGAAACCCATCCTTCGAGAAAGCAGGTGTTCTTGTATGCATAAATCCTGTCAATCCATGCACGCAAGGTGTCCGTTGTGTCGGTAGTCGCTCGGTCTAAAATGTCGGCGGTCATCCGGTCTATCCAGGCTCTAAGTGTGTCCGTTGTATCGGTTGTGGCCCTCAAAGTCAAGTCAAGGGCCTGTCGGTTTATCCAAGCCCTCAGTGTGTCGGTAGTATCGGTGGTTGATCGAGAAAGAATGTCGCTCGCCTGTCTGTTTATCCAAGCCCTCAAAGTGTCCGTCGTATCAGTCGATGCTTTTCCGAGGATATCCGCAGTCATGCGGTTTACCCATGCCCTCAGAGTGTCGGTCGTGTCGGTGGTAGCAAAGCCGGAGCCAAGGATGACAGCTTCGATCCGATTGTTCAAACTGTCCGCCGAATCTGCAAGTGCCTTTGTGAGCAGGTTTAAGTGTGCACGGAGCGTGTCCGTTGTGTCGGTAGTCGCTCGGTCTAAAATGTCGAGCGTTTGTCGATTAATCCAAGCTCGAAGCGTATCTGTTGTATCCGTAGACGCTTTTCCCAAGATATCCAGTGTCATTCTGTTGATCCAAGCCCGGAGCGTGTCGGTTGTGTCAGACGTGACATACCCCGTGATGTCCCCAATAGCTCTATTGAGGACGGCGCGGAGCGTGTCAGTCGTATCGGTCAATGTCCGAGCGATGAGAGCGGCGACGGCCGCCGAGTCCGCCGCCGCATCATCCCTGCCCCACATGAGGGCGATTGAATCTTTATTCGTCTGGCTCCGGGCGCAAGCCACGATCGCGCTGTCCCATGCGGTATATGCAAGCAGTGACCCTGATTTGATTTTCTGACCGATGGCAATCGGAGAAATCCGGATTGAAGAATACACCCTGATTGAATCAACATCCGTACCATTCTTTTTTAAGGACAACCTGACCCCATCGTAAGATGGGAACGCTGCCCACGCAGTGTCGATGGAGAACGTCGTCCAACTTGCAGTCGAGGTCAAAGATATGACCGCGACTCGGTGACTGTCAACGGCGGCCACGGTTTCGAACGCTGAACCCCCGCTGATGAATCTTCGTATGAGTCCGAAAGCATCGATGACGAGACTATCAGTAGAGCCAGACAGTTTGGTATTCGCCCGAATAAACGCATCAACCTTTCCCGCGAGCTTACTGGAAGCGGTGTCCAGGTTCGATTTATTGAACCAAAAGTCTCGCGTCGCATAGACGCGCTGGTAGAGCGTATCGAGCGCTGGCCTCACCGGAACGTCCACAACCTCGGTCTGACCCCAAACCGAGGCCGCACCGATCAACAGGGCGAAGATGACGCGCTTCACTTGGCCCCGCCTTTCTTTCCGCTCGCGGGCTTCTCCGGCTTTTCGGTTTTCACGATAACCGGTTCGGCTACTTTCTGAACGGGTTGCAGGTCTTCGGGATCGGCCTTGACTTCCGAAACTTCGTCCCCGCCGATCTGCTCGATCCCACGTGCCTTGAACCTTCGAGCCAATTCGATGTCGTCGGTTTTGAAAACGCCGGATGAATCACCGACCGCCAGCATGCGGCGTTGTTCTTTATCCCAGAGGCCGCCACGTAGTTTGAAATCGAAACTCATTGAACCCTCCATTTTCCAACCCCATCCCCCCTGCATCTTTTCAGGGACGCCGAGGGGATGGAGGAGTTGGCCTTGTTAAGCGATGACTCCTGCAATGCCGCCGGTCCCAGCCGCCCCAGCAGCATTCGTGGTCGCCCATTTGTCGTTGTTCGCGCCCCAGGCCGCATACCCGACCATGCCGCAGTCCTGCAAGAGGATGCCTGCATTGTTCGGGGTCGCGCCGATGATCGCAGTAGCGAGGGCTGTGATTGCCCCGGATGCCCAGTTCATAACCGTGCATCGTTTGAACACGACCCAGCCGCCGAGCGTAGCGGCGTCGATAACCTTAATGGCGCCGTGCGTATCAGTCGCACTCGTGGACAGGATGTAGCAATCCTCGAAGTAGTTCTGGCCGATCTGAGTCGTGGACAGTCCGAGGTTGATGTTCCCGTTCGCGGCCCCGCTCCGAAGCGTGTTGTTGTTTCCGAACCAGCACCGGACGAACTGACACTCGGAAGACGAGATCCGCATGTCGTACTGACCAGCCGCCGCCGACTGGAGCGTCCCCGATGCGTTGAAGTGACAGTTCCCGAAAACGTTCCGGTTCCCGGACACCGCCACGACACCGACGTTCAAAACGTGGCTCGCCTCGTTGATGAAGTAGAGGTTGTAAAACTTGTTGTTGCTCCCGCTCACGGTGATCAGTGCCGGGAAGTAACCGCACAGGGTATGCGACGTGCTGGTTTCGGTCTGAATTGCATCCGTGCCGACGGTCCCGGTAATGACCAGGGCAGATACGGCGGACACCGTGAACGTCACATTGGAGTTGGTTCCGGAGGTGTCGAAGACGCCAGTCATCCCGACTTCCCAACCGTCGGTGATGAACGAACCTGCAGCCCTGGTGATCGTCTGTGCAGTGGTGTCCATTGCAACCGCGACAGCCGAAGTCAACGCGGCATGGCTTTTGATACGAGCGCGAGAGTTGTATCCACCCGCCGCGATGCCGAAGACGGTGATGCCCCACTTCGACCATGTCAGCGGAGCCGCGAGAGCCGCCGAATAAGAGGTAGTCAATAGGCTCCGAGACAAGACGCAGATACCGTCTCCGACTCCGTCGATGCAGAGATCGTAAGCGGCTTGGAGGGTCTTGACCGCAGTCGCAACCGACTCTCCGCCATTCGCATCGCTGCCTTTGTATGGATCGACGAAATACCACGTTCCGCGGATCGCGGGGAGCGGTCCCGCCGATGCGAGTTCGCCCAGCACTTCCCGCAGTTCAGGCTGGATTCCGACAAGAGTGCCGTAATCTTTCATGATCGGCCTCCTTAGCTCGTGGCCAGGTCGGTGATGGTTCCGTGGAACCGACCGGCTCCGTAGCTTACTGAGGCCTGTCCGAAGAGCTGGCCGTTCTCACTGGCTCCGGTCTTGGCAAGAGCCTCATAAAAGAAATTCCCCTTGCCGGGAGTCGGCTGCCAGACCGGGGCGAGGTGCGCCATGTCCAGGAGCGTGACGACGGACGTGGACTGCATCGGGTGGAGAAGCACGCCGATGTTCCCGATGTCGGTTTCCAACTGCTTGATGTTCACGCCGCCGACGTTGCGGTCGGTCGGAGCGTAGCCAAACACCTTGGAAAGCTTCTGCTTCTGGACGAGGTTCACGACGAAAAACATGTTCATGAAGTCGGCGTTGTTGCCGTCCATGAGCAACAGCAGAGCGTCGATGAGGGCCTTGTCCAGCGCGGCACCATCGGCGTCCACGGTATTGGATGCGTCGCTGGCCGCTTCGTTGACCCCGCGCATCTTGTTTGCGGTATCCGCATCCGTGGCGATCTGATACGAACCACGAAGCAGGCAATACTCGAACTTCTTCGCCATCAAGACGAGCTTGCGCTGGATCTGGAAGGCGACCTGATCGGTCACGGAATTCACGGCTCCGGCGGAGTTGATCCCCGACAGCCGTCCGGCGTTGGACTGAGCCGCATAACTGACATTGATCGCCTCGTGGAAAATCTGCGTCACGTTCTTTTCCTGGGCGATGGCGGTCTCGACCGCGGTCGGGGCTTTAAGCGAATCGGTTTCGGTGATCGCCGGTTGCGACGCGGATTCAGGCGTGAAGTTCGCGTTGAGGGGGAATTCGAAGTTGTTGGTGAGTTTTCCACCGTTGGACAACCCGCCCATCATGGTGAGAAGCGGGGTTTTCTCCGAGGCGACGCTGAGCAGTTCTCCCGTGTAGCCGGGGAGATTCCAGATTGTGCCTTGCCCTGATACACTCATCGGAATGACTCCTTGTTATTTTGGTTTCGTCTGGTCCCTTTCCAGCTTCGCGGCGATGGCCTCTTGACTCGCAGGCCCGAAGTCCTTGCAAGCCTGTTCGTATTTCTTTTGGGCTTCCGACGCGGCTGGCGAACTATTGCCGCCGAGCGGGGTCTTCCCGGAAAATTCCGTGGTCATGAAAAGTTCCTTGAAATCATCCTTTTCGGCGAGGACTTTGATCTGATCATCGAGGCCCTTGATCTTGCCGTCGGATGTCAGTTCGAGTTTCGTCCGGTCGATTTCCTTGGCGAGGAGAGAGGCATACTTTGTCACTTTTCCGAGTGCCTCTTTGACCTGCGTGTCGATGGTCATACTCTTGACGCGCTCGTCATATTCCTTTTGCTGGTTTGCCTGTGCGACCTTCATGTCCTCGATCTGTTTCTGGAGCGCCTCGTTTCCGGCGGCGGCTTTCTTGAGTTCGTCGAACTGCTTTTGCTGGGATTCGACCAGCTTCTTCGCCTCGACTTCTCGCTCGGTTGCTTCTTTCAGTTTACCATTCACCTCATCGAACCGGTGTTTGGGAATCAACTGGCCGTCGTCAACGATGAGGATTTTTTCGCCGAGGGCTTCGTTGATCTTTTTCTGAGTGTCCGCATCGAGCTTCTCCCAGATCACTTTTGCGAGTTCCGCTCCGAATGCCTGTTGAAACATCTTCATGACTTTACCCCTTTCATTCCTTCGTTTGGTGTCGCGGGTTCGACCGCGTAGGAAGTCTCTCCTTGTCGCAGGAGATACCAGAGCGCGTATTGGTTATCGGAAAAATACTATAGGTGGAGGTCAAGAAAAACCGAAAAAGTTTAGGTTTGATTTTTAATGGGGGATTGATTAAATTTAAAAGCGCCGGAATGTGAGGGTGCGCACCTGAAGAGCATTCAACAGCTGATAGTTGTTCCTGGTTAAAGACCAGGCGGAGCCGCTTTTAATCGCGCAAGTGAAAAGACTGAAAGGGGAATGAAATGTCAACCAAAGAATTCCATGTCGAATTGGTAGCACGGATTATTTGCCATGATCGTGGATATGATCCCGATATGTTGGAACCAGGAGACGTACCACAAATCGACGGAACATGTAGCGATGGATCAAACGGACATTATTTTTGGAGGGAATTTACGGAGTTAGCTGAAAAAATCATAACCGCAATTCCAAATTTATGATTTTGATTTGTAAACGATATACTCAATCGACGAATAACACAAACCGTATTTATCCGCGAGAAACCGCTTCGCCTCTGTCGGTGACGACGTTTCAATCATCTCTTTATATTCTTTCTTGATGAAATGATTCCGCGCAGAATGCTCGTTTATTTCCCCGCGTTGGATTAAGCATCGGATCACCATGGAAACATCGAGTCCGGAAATGATGTCGGATGTCACTTTATGCTCCGTTGGTTTTTTTCTTCACCTTGCCCATTGCAAATTTAAAAGAATTTTCTCTCTTGAGAAATCCAAATTCTTTTAAAACCCATTCTTGTAAATAGGTTAAACATTCTTCGTCGTCAATGCCTACAGTGTCAAGTATGTCTTTTGCGATGTGGTGTGATTCATGTACCGCCGACAAGATTGATCTATTAAATACCCCAAACATAAATATTGGTGCATAGCCTTTTTCGGTTATTTTATGACAGGTCGCTGGTTGTCCTTCATCTTGGCCTGTATAATTAAAATATTCCAATGTTTCAAAATATTTCTCTCGATCCGAATAAAAATAAACAATACCTCGGAATATCGGGACAGCCTTCTTCCGATCTGGGCTTCTAAACATTTTACTTTATCCCCTTTCGATTTCTCCAAACTCCGAACGGTTCGCTCGTGGCGTTCTTGGCACCGTGAGGAATGCTGACCAAGTGCATGATCACCGTGCATCGACAATTGTGGACGAACACTTGCTTGATTTTGCCATTGCATGTTCGTATATTATCTGAGGCCAGATAATATCCTTTTTCAGTTTGGAGGTTATAGACATGACCGCGAAAAGAACGGACATTGACATCGACGACCTTGTCGAGAAATATCTCTCCGGTAAATCCGAGAAGTTCCTTTCTGTATATTTTGGAATCGCAAGAAATGCGATAAGATGGCGACTCCTGTCTCGCGGTGTCGTTCCGAGAAATAGAAGCGAGGCGATGTTCGAAAGGATGAGGCAAGCGACACCTGATGAAATATTCCATCTTACAGAAAAGGCTCATGCCGCTACTCGCGGGAGGAAAAGATCGGAAGCCGAAATGCACCTTGAGGCGCTGACAAAACAATCGAACCTTTCTAAAATAGGTCGGGGCGAAGTCATGCTTTCCGAATGGCTCATCGAACTTGGTTTTGATCCTGTCCTTCAATATGCCGTCGATAGATATAATATCGACATTGCCATCCCCCCCATCGCCGTGGAATTGCTTATCAATAAGGCGAACCCTTTTTCTCGTGCCAATGACACGCGAAAGATTAAACATCTTTGCGATAGTGATTGGGCGGTCATTTATGTTTGGGTTACGAAGTCCCATTTCCTTTCGAGGGATGCCGCACAATACATCCGTTTCATTTTTGATTTGGTTGAAGCCGATCCATCCCAAAGAGGTCAATACTGGGTGATTCGGGGTTCCGGTGAGTTGTATACCAGAGGCAAGCCGTAAGGTTATTACATCCCCTACATAATATCGCTTCGTCGTCCCCTCTATCCGGTGAGGGGAAACGACAAATGTTTCTCCGGGAAAACAATTTATGTCCTCGGACGCTTCCCCTGTCCGCCCAGGCCCAGGAACCTTCAGCGGGCCGTGGCCATTCCCAGCCGGGAAATGAAACAGCCCTTTCTTGTCCGCGACTTTGCCGTTCATTTTGCGATGTGTCTCGCGCGTTCGTTGGTCCATAACCGCGAACCATTGCTTCTCGGCCTCGAAACCCAAATCCCCAGCCGCTTCGATTGTTGACGTGATGACGTTGTCCCTGGCCTCTTCGGTGACGCGGTGTCCCTCCGTCCGGAGAATCCGCATAGCCTCATACGCCGGGCCGTCGATGATCGATTGGAGTTGCTTTGTCGCGGCCTTGTATGTCATGCCGTTGGCAAACTTGTCGGCCAATGTGGTTCGAAGGTTGAACAGCGATTGAGACTGCGCGGCCTTTTGAGATTTCAACCAAGAGACTTTTGCGAAGTCGTTTCGAACGGCCTGCTCGACGACGCGCTTGTTTAACGATTTAAATCCAAGGTCTGCGTTTAACGAAGTTTCGATGGACCACGCCGTCATCTCGTGCGCGGTCACGAATTGCTTGGCGATTGAAAGACGTTCGAGCTTGATGACTTCGCCGGTCAGTTCGTTCAGTGCCTTCGCCACTTGATTTTTGAACGACTTGAATTCTTGGATGCGGCGCCGTTTTGTAACCGCGTCGATGTTTCCTATCCCGTCGTATAAGGCTTTGAGTTTCTTTTCGACATCGGCCAGCGACTTCTTATAAACCGACACAAGGGCGTTGATCTGCTTCTGCTCGAGCGCAAGGGCTTTCTTTGTCCCAATGTCGAGGGTTTGTTTAAGTCGTTTGCGGGGTGTCATGTCTTTTCAATAAGTTTTATTTTTTCGCTTGTGCTTTGATTCCACGCGTTTCCCATCATTCCATCTTCAATCACGCTATATATAATTCCAATGAAAATAATTCGCCTTCCCATGAACACAAACTGCAATGCGCCTTTATTTTATCTGGCAATTTTAACGGGATAGCCATATTATATACCTCCGTTGTCGTCCTGGTTTTGATCATCCTGATTCGAATCTGCAGCGGCGAGTTCCAAGACTTCGGTTTTGAGTTTTAAGAGCGTCTCTTTGGGATTGGTATTCCAGGGATGCCTCGCGACGATGGTCTCAAGGTCGCTGACGCCCTTGGAGTTTTGACAGTTCTCGATCAGCTCGGTCTCGTTCACGAGGAGGTTGACGTTGAATACCACCTTGATCTTGTTCGGGGTCGCGTCAAAATTCTTCCTTTGAGTCTGCTTCATGTATTCGGCGTAGAACCAGAGCAGTTCTTTTATCGCGATGCTGGCCGAGCGCATGATGCCGTTGCACTTGATTTCCATCGGCATGAACAGCCATTTTAGCGCGATCCCTGACGGACTATTGCCGAATGCATCGTTTGTCGGGTCTACTCCCTGCCCGAAGAAGAAGATGTTCTCGTGTAGCCGATCGAGGTGTGAGTCTCTTGGGTCGTGCGGGATCTCGGCCCTCTCGACGGTGATCCCTGCATCCTCCCCGTCCACCTTGCATGCGTGGTACGTCTTGAGGTTGTGAACGAACTCAGAAAGCTTCTCGCCGTCGTAACCCTTCAGGACGTAGAACGCCTCCTGGAGGTCTGTGAGACTGTTAGAGAAGTCGGACATATTCAGGTCGTAGTCGTCGATGAGCGCTTTGATCTTCTTGAGGTCGGACTGAAATTTCGTGTTGTTTTTCAGGACGATGAACGGGATGCGGCCCCAGCCCCCTCCGTTGGAATCGATGGTCTTCCCGACACTCTTCACGCTGATCTGAAAATGAGGCCTGGGGTTCACCGGCTCGTCGGCGTCGAGTTCGTAGTCGCCGTTTTTGGTCTGGACGTAGAACGTCACGTCTTCAGCCGTCCACCATTCGACCTTGTATCGCGTGTCCTCGGTCCCATCGGCATAGACGAACGTCATGAGGTAGTACCGAATCAGAGCGATCAGATCACGCTTGAACTTCCCGTCATAGATAAGGATGCACTGCTCGGCGGGGATGATGACGTTGTCGAATTCACCGCGTTCGTTGATGAATGGATGGAGAACCTCGTAACCCTTAAAGCTCGCCTGCCTGATGTAGTCGATCATCAGCTCGTCGAACTTGTCCGACCGGGCATCGTTGAACACCTGAGCGAATTCTTCATCGTCCGGAGTAATCGAGATGGGATTCCCCGCGATGTAGTTCGCTTTCTGCTCGACGATGTAGGCAAGAAACGGATTGGCGATCTTGTTGTTTGCCTTCGTCAAGTCCTCAGTTGATACCCCATCGATGATGTAAGTTATTTTTCGATCCTTGATCTTGTGGTCGCCGTCGAAATATTCGATTCCGGCCTGCATGTCGGCCTTTGCCTTCTCGTCGTCCTTGATGAGGTCTTGGAGGATGAGAGTTATTTGTCGGTTTCCCTCAGTCTGTATCTTGAGGTTGGCGAGGTCCTGCTCGGTGATATACATGGCGTGGCTCCTTAGTGGAGGAATGAAATCTTATTGGTGCAGATCATCTCGGCGAGGCCTGTCGTCGCGTCCGGCGCGTCGTCGTGGAGGTTCTGCATTTCGAGGCTGAACGTCTTCATGGCTCGGTAGTATTCAGAATGAATAAATTCCCAGCCGACCGGGAACAAAAGATTTTCCTGAACCCATGCCGACCACGAGAGGATGCGCTGGTTTTTGTTCTTGGACTGGTGGAACCATTTGACGACGGAACCAAAATACTTTTTGCCCTTGAGCGACGCATCCACGGACTGAGCGTAAATTCTCCCGCCCGCGTTGGACTCGAACTTTGCCAGATTGACTTTGTTTTTGACGATCAAGTCCGCTGTCCTCGGGATCGTCTTTATGCTGGGGTCTTGCGTATAGAGGACGTCTAAGACGTATCCCCTGCCTTGAATAACCGCGGCCGCAATCGCGCAGTGGTAGTCTCCTCCGCCGTCCGCCATGTCCACGTATAGGATGATCCGCTCGACGAGCGACTTTCCATCCTTGCCCGTCGGTAGGCTTTCGTACGTCTTGAACGATTGATATATCCCGCCCTTGATGTCCAAGGGTTCTTGGTGGTGATTGGCGAAGAATATCGCTGGGAGCGTGAGCTTCCTTTGTAATTCGTATTCCTCTTTTGACAGGACGGACGGGCAAAGCATCGCTCCGGTTTGGCGGTTCATTGATTCGATTGAATGAATATAAACATCTTGACCTAATTTGTCAATGAGTTTTCCTGGCGGGTCACCTTTGGCCCATCGGGTGCCGACGAACAGTCGGAGCGTTTCAAATCCCGGTTCGGTCCTTGAAAGAAGAGTTGACGTGATCCATTCCCAGCGGTCTTGCAACACGTTTTCGTTGAGCGCCTCTTCATGTCCCTTGAGCGCGTCATCAACGACAAGGACGGTCCCCCCGTCCCCGGTAGAAGAGCCGCCCGGCCCCGTGGCAAGAAAATTGAAGTGCTGGCCTTCGAGCGTCCAATGCTCCCGCGCCGAATCGCCCTGCTGAACTCTTGTGTCTGGGAATATGTCCGAGAAGATGATTTTCGCTTCGTCGATCTTCGTCCGCTGGATATCATTCCGGACGAACTTTGAAATCTTACTGGCTGCCTTGTCGTTGTAACTCCCGACGATGATCCGCTCTTCGTTGTTACGGCCCAAAATCCACTCGCACCAGTTGGTGACGGTCCGCGTTTTCCCGAATCGCGGAGGCATGTTGATGATGAGGAACCGGTAGACCTTCCCGTCCTTCATGGGAAGGCGGAAATAAAATCGATGCAGGATGTCGGTGAGTTCGAAGAGGTAGGTTTTTTCGGGTGTGTAGAACAGTGGGTCTTTTGCTCGGCAGTAGCTCTTGAAGTCCTCGCGTGCGCGAACGATCTTAGCTATCCGGCTAAGGACGGCTTTTTCTTGAAGGTCAAACACCCACGAAAGTCCCGGCCTCACTCATCGGCATCGTCTTTGCTTTCTTCGCCCGGTATGTCCGGTTTCCTAAACGCGAGACTTTCAAGGGCTTCGGGTGTCAATCCCTTCGTTAGTTTCTCCGCTATCTTTTCAAAAACGACACGAGTCGGATCACCCAGATTGACTTCTACCTTGTCCGTCTGCCCCAGCCAATTGATGCCAAGATGTTTTTGCATTCTCTCTGATCCGGGATGATCTTTTGTGCCGATAGCTGTTTGAAATTGAGCGCGCCGCAAGGACACTTTACCAAAGTTGCGTTTATCCCTGAAAATCTCCGAGAATCCTTTTTCATAATGTTCCATTAAAAGCCGGTCAAGCGTCACATCATCCAGCTTAAAAAATGAACAAATTTCGTCCTTGGTGCATTGGATAGAACAAAGCTGTTCAAAGTTTTTCCAATCGTCATCGGAAAAGATTCGTAAGGGTTTAGTGATCTTTTTAGAAATTGCGTTATTTCCTTTCCCCGGCTTTACTGGTTTAGTCATTTGTTGACCTTTTGGATTTGCCTTGGCGTTCTTTTGTGTGGTCGGTCTTGCGGACATTCTGTCATCTTGAGAATTCGGTTTTCTCCGTTCATATCACCGCAATACAAAACTGAATAACTTTCCGCGCAGAATGGACAATCTTTGTTCTTAAGTGGACATAGCTGGTTCATGGTTGAATATAACCTTCTGTATAATTAATGTCAATCGGTTTCTGTTGGTTCGCTGTCCAGCATCCGTTCAATTTCTTCGGTGTAAAACTGATGATCCGCCGCGGTCAATTCGTTCCGCCTGGCCATTCGCGCGCGTCGATCTGTTCGGACCTCAGCTATCTCTTGGATTTCTTTGAGTGTCATCCCGTCTCCCTACGAATTTAAATACCACCAAATCAAATTCCAAAGCCTTGTCCGAGCTTCGAGAAATTCAAAATCTTCAACCAAATTCCACCTCGCTTTTTTTCAAGTATTTTATCGTTTTCCAGAAACCTGCGCCATTGCAATAATGGCTGTGGTTTTCCCCGCGTTTCCATTCAACCATTTTGTAGCGGTTCCCAGACTTCTTGACAAGTATTTCGTCATCGTGTCCGTAGTTCCGTTTATTCCGAACATCGCGGCGCCTCAAAAGATTCATGCGCCGGGCGTGTTGCTGGGCTGGGGTGCTCAATGCTTTGCTATCCATTTTTCAAGCATGTTTGCAATACGATACATCGCTCCTTCGGACGATTGGCTTTTTAAAATCAATGTCAGGAAGGCGATAATTCCAAGTCCTCCAACGCAATTTGCCAAATGCTCGATTGCTGATGCGATATTCGATAAAGCGTCAACTTCTGTCATGTTTTGTTCCTTTCTGGTTATTTACCAATCCATCCCACATTATTCAAATCTTTCCTTTGTAAATTCAAGGCATGTTTCTTTGTGTTCGATTTCCAATAACTCGAAATATACAGTTGGATGCTTTTCTATTAGCTCTTTATATCGCATATAGGCTGGACGATAAATCTCAAATTCTACGACCGTTTCAGTATGCGCCCCTTTTGTTGTTCGCACAAGTTCAATTATTACATATCTTTTCATTTGATACGCCCTATTCTGTTTCGATATAGCTGAACTTTAATATATTATAACAAGGGATCACGATTCCCTTGCCGTTTTCGTCCGTGAATTCAACGGTTGTTCCATTTGCTCGTTTACGCGGGGCCGCCGTCACCTTTCGGGAAGACAGCCCCGTCATGGTTCCACTTAATGTGCCTCACTTATTGCTTTCATTATTTCAAATGCTATTTGTGGAACAATCGCATTCCCCAAAGCCTTTAATCGGTTAACTCTGTCCACCCCTGTGGATAGCCCATCATCCACTCTACAAAGGCGGGTTGCAACTTCAACCCAATTTTCTTTCCAGGAGCTTCTATCGTTTCCGACAGCGACGATCCCGCTTTTCTGTCTCGTTCCTCTTGACACTTGCCCTTCCCACTCTTGTAATCCCTGTTTGTTGCCGTTGGCAACATCGCAATCTGATCCCGCAATTTGTAATGAGCTTCTCCCCTTCCCGTATTTGCATTGTCCCGCCTTCGCATTCCACGGTTGAGGGTGTTTTTAGGAGTTGAATCCGTGCCGCCAGATTCGGCGTGAAATCTTCCCTGCTTTGCGGACTGTGTTTCTCTGCCCTCGGTGTCGGTAGCATCGGCATCTTGAAAAACTGGGTTTTCCCGTTCTCGCAAGTTTTTAATCCCTGTGTCTGTGGAGTGGGAAGCATTGCCACCTGTTCCGATAACCCGCCCGGAACGTAGTGTCTGCCTATCGATTCCCGATATGCTGTTCTCGTTTCCATCCTGTCCTCGGATGGTTCCATGTTCACCGTTGATGGAGTGAGCGCAAATCCATACCCTATCCCTTCGGTGTGGGGCATTGACGGCGCAAGCTGGAATAATAAACGCTTGCACTTCATAGCCCTCATTTTCCAACGAAGAAATACAATCGTCGAGTCCCATGTCGATGAAGCCACCAACATTTTCACCAATGATCCAATGCGGCTTTGATTCCTGTATAATCCTAAACATTTCAGGCCAGAGCGCACGGTCATCTTCTTGGCCTTTTCGCTTCCCGGCAACACTAAAAGGCTGGCATGGAAATCCTCCGGTAAGCAAGTCAACTGTTCCGAATTGTTTCCCGTCAAGCTTTTTGATGTCGTCATAAATTGGAACCCCTGGCCAATGCTTTTTTAAAACCTTTTGGCAAAACTTATCTATCTCACAAAACCCAATAATTTTATGATCATTTTCCCAAACCCAATCTGCGGCAAGACTAAACCCTCCAATACCAGAAAATAGATCAAGGTGATTCACTTTACCAATCCATCCCATGCCGTTGGTGTTGATCTATTTCCAGCTTGATCTACGGCCACGACCGAAGGAACGGACATTGTAACCTCATAGGTTACACCCTCCGTTGCCGCACCCTGATCGTCAATGTCGATTACATCATCCCACGAAAAACCAAAATGCGAATCATTAACCGTGAATGTGTGAAACTGCGAATCGTCGCAAACCGTATCCGGAGGTAGCCTTGCCAATGAATCCCGGAATGCTTTCAGCGTTGCCAAGATAGCCGAGTCTTGGGAAAACATCAGCACTTTTAAAGCGGCTTGTTCGCCTTTTATGTCTCGAATGCTGTCCTCCAACATGGCGATTTCACCGCCATAAACCACAGCGCTTTCTTGCCGCAGCGCCTTGAGATCGTTATGAAGTTTTTCTTCGGAACCTCCGATCCTGGCGAACATTGAATCTTTCAGGGTTTCGATCACGGAGGACAGCGAATCTTTTTCGGCCCGGCGTTCCGCTTGTTGGGTTGAGTCAACGTCATCCAACTTGATTCCGAGGGCTTTGACTTGCTCGATCAACGCGGGTATCCTTGCGTCTTCGATTGATGGCATTTTGTCGCACTGCGAAAATAAAAACAGCACAATCAGAACCCACGCCAACAAAAGGAGTCCAACCCATTTCAAAAAATCCATGAACTTCATGGCTTCACCTCTTT